AAACGCCGGAGGTCGTAATATCATGCAGGTCAGTGGCAAGCTATGTGCCGCCACCGCATTGGCCAACAGAAACCAAAATCGGCAAAACCAGAACAGAAATCCGTTGCGATATTTGCGGATACAGATACGAATATGATAGCTCATGAAAGGAAATTATTAAAATGCAATACACAAGCATACATCCTGAAGAACCAGGCTGGTATTGGTGGGAAGAAGAACCAGACTATCCACCGGTTATGATTAGGGTGATGTCGGCAAAACATTCTGGTGTTTCTTTGTGTAGAACAGAATATGGATATAAGAAAATAACTGAATTATGTGGTCGATTTGCGGGGCCGATACCTGAACCGTTTGACGATAAACCCTGGTTCTGTATCGAATGCAAGCACGATGGAAATATAGGGGCAAGTTGCAACCACTGTTTGATGTTAAGGACATAAGGGTAATAATATAATGCGAATAATCAAATCAATCTATTATTTTTTCGTTCTGACATTCCACACGGCATCGGCAATCTTATAAAGTTTTTTCCGGTCGTTTGGAAATATAGGCCATGGGATTATGGATACAATCTTGAATTATTACGGCACAGCCTCCACTATCTTTTAAAAACGCTTGACGAAAACGGAATGGAAGTTGACGAAACTCGTATTCCAAGGGTCGAGGCTATTAAACGTGTCATTTTCCTTCTTGATTATCATACTAATGGGGATCTTCTTTCGATAGCGGCGGAAACTCAAGAATGGAAAGAACTATGGCAGATCGTTTCCGGTGATAAAGATATTCCGGGGAGTGATATGCGTGGGTGGTGGGATTGAAAAAAAAGGAGGGGGCATGGCAAAAGAAATCTTAGCAATACCAGAAGAGTTTTTGGCAGACGTCATAAGGGTAATTCGTGCTGGATTAGAACATGTTGATTATTGCTACTCTGAAACGCGAGAGCAACTTAATAAATGGTGCGACGAAGAAACACAATACCTATCTGTTGAATTTACAGACGACGAATGGGAGAAACTAAAGCATCCGCCTATGGATGGATAAAACTAAATGCCTAATTAAGAGGAGAAATATATTATGGAAGATCATAAAAAAGTTATATTGCGCCCGGAGGTAAGCCTTGACGCATGGTTGCTATGTGAACAATTGGAAACCCAGGCCGAAAAGGTTTCTGTTGGAAGCGGTATTGTTGATACGATAGAGTGGGAAGCTGCCAAGGTGATTAGACAACTGTTGCGAGAACGTATCGACTGGCAAAACGATAAGGGGGAGGGTCTGAATGGCAACATTAACAGCGACTTGTGATGATTGTGGTGTAAAATTAAAGGGTGGTGAGATTTATACAGATTATGACTGTACAGATAGATGTCTAAAATGCAACTTGGAACAAAATCTTTTTGAGGTAAAACGCAACCTTGCAATTAAAAAGTACCGACTTAACGATAGGTATACCTGGGAATGCGAATCTAAAATAGTCCGTATCGAAAAAGAACTTGAAAAACTAAATGCCTAAAAAACCTAAACTCATAAGCATAAAATGCATAGCATGTACGGAATATAAAGACTGCACATACGATAAGTGGGGTTGTCCAGCCGTTGAATATGCCCGGAGCGTTCTCGATGGTAAAGATAAGGATGGCAAGGATATGACAACTTGCCGGTGGATCAAGTTGGCATGTGAAAGGTTTGTTGACGATCTGAAATATGGCGGGGATCGCGGCCTATATTTCGATGAAGATGCAGCAGACAGGGTGATCCGTTTTTTTAGTCGCCTAATACTTTGGAAGGGTAAAAGATACAAGGGTAAGCCGTTTTTAATGGCCCCTCACCTTCGGTTTGTTGTTTCAAACCTGATGGGTTGGAAACGTGCGGATCATACACGCCGGTTTCGGGTCGGGTATATCGAAATGGGTCGCAAGGGGGCCAAAAGTAGCTTTGCCTCCGGGCTTGCCGCCTGGTTCTTTTTGGCAGACGGAGAGCAAGGGGCCGAGGTTTACAGTGCGGCGGCGCTTGCGTTGGACACGCCAATTCCGACCCCAGGTGGATGGTCTACTGTCGTCAAGGTCAAGATTGGTGATACTCTGATTGACGATTCTGGCAACCCCTGTCAAGTAACCTATGTAACACCAGAGATAACAAAGCACGATTGTTATCGTATTGAATTTGATGGTGCTAAACCAATTATAGCGGATGGTGGTCATTTGTGGAAAACGATTAATAGATATTCCGGTAAGGAAGGGGCGCGAGGATCAAGGAAGGTTCCGCGATTAAGATGTGAATCTGGCAGAAAAGCTGTATTTAGTCTTCATAACAAAAAACATTATGTTTGCACATGGTCAGACCCGGAGCGCGATCGAAAATTCAAAACAAGGCTCGCATATGAATTAGCAAAAACCCCGATTAAAAACTACAGGATGGCGGGAAGCGTCAAAACTACAAGGGAAATATTAAATAGTCTTTATATTCCAGAATACTGGGGCATAGGCAAGACATCTGCAAATCATAAAATAAAAATCGCAAAGCCGATCAACCTACTGCACACCAAACTCCCCATACCCCCGTATGTTTTAGGGGTGTGGCTTGGTGATGGAAGGGCTAACCGTGGCGCGGTTGTTTGCCATCCATTAGATATTGAGATAATCGACCATATTAAATCCCATGGCTTTGGAGTTTCTATAATGCCCCACGACAAACAACTCGTAAGGTTTACTATTACGGGCCTTCGAACGTTGTTAAGAGAAAACGACCTGATTCAAAACAAGCACGTTCCGAATATATATTTAAGGTCGTCTTGCCGGCAAAGGTTGGAATTGTTGAAGGGCCTCATGGACACAGATGGCACTATAGCGAAAACAGGCGAATGTCGGTTTAGCAATACAAACAAACAGCTTGCAGAAAGTGTTTATGAATTGGCATATAGCTTGGGGATAAAAGCTCATATTACAAAAAAAGCCCCAAGTCTTACATCGTTGAAAGATGGATATAAAAGACAACATTATTATCTCGTTAGCTTTAAAGCCTATTCTGACTACCCGGTTTTTTGTTTAAAAAGAAAGAGAAATCGACAAATCAATAGGCCGGCGTTAAAGCTACAGAATAGTTCTCATTATATAAAAAATATAGTTCCCGTTGAATCGGTTCCCGTAAAGTGTATTGGGGTTGATTCACCGTCCCATCTTTTTTTAGTTGGCAAGAGTTTTGTTCCAACCCACAATACGACCCGCGACCAGGCAAAAATTGTATGGACACATATTAAAAACTTGACGAAGAAAAGTGACTTTGCAGAGGGCATCCAGTATTATCAGCACAATCTATCAATTGAGGATACGTGGTCGAAATGCGAACCATTATCAAGCGATAGCAAGTCCCTCGATGGTTTGGATACCTCCTTTGCCTCCCTTGACGAACTACACGCCCATCCGAACCCACGGGTACACGACTTGATTGTTGATTCAGTTGGAGCGCGGGACCAACCTATGGTTTTAATAATTACGACCGCCGGAACCGACCAGTTAGGGATTTGCTATCAACGCCGGGAATATCTAACACAGGTTTTGAAAAAGACTGTTATAAACGATTCGTTTTTTGGGGTTATCTATACGCTGGACACTAAAAAAGATTGGCCGGGACTGGCATCTATAACATCAAAATCAAAGACGAAAAAGAAAGAGGATGATTGGCAGGATGAAGATTTATGGGTTAAGGCCATGCCGGGGCTGTGGGGTGTTACGGCAAGTGGCAAGCCTCACGGGATAGACGAAAATGGCGATCAAATACTTGGATATATGACTGATATATCAATTGTTCGAGAAGCGGCTCAATGGGGTGCATCGAATCCGGCGGCGCTTAATAATTTTTTGTGTAAAAGGTTAAATATTTGGACACAGCAGATAAACCGCTGGATTGATCTTCAGCTTTGGGACCAGAACAACACAACCGAAGTATACATAATGGAGTAATGGAGGGATAAATGATAGAAATGGATGTTGGATTAGTACAAATGGCCGAATTTAAAATTGAAATCTGCAAAATCGAGAATGCCTTTCGTGAAAAGGGGTTAACGACGAACAACTATCGGATCGTTTTGAGTGAATTGCTAAACCGTAGTTTGCAGAGAAACTATAAATCACTAAAGCGTAACGTCAGGTTTGTGAATAATTGTAATGAACCGACGTTATTTAAAGAGGAGGGGTAAATGGAAACAGAAATGACAGTTCGGGAGCGGGTTTGGTTTGAGGCGTGGGAAACGGTTGCAAGTGCAGTTAATTGTTTTGAACAAGAGGCCGCAACAGGGTGGGCCGACCATTGTTTGGCAATGTTTGATCTGAAATTTCCACATCACTTAGAGGGTATGCAAGATATACAATAACTATGAAAGTAAACTGGCAAAAACGGAGGGGTGATGGATAAATCATGGTTTAGCAAACAAGAGTGGATGGACTTTGAAATAATGAATAAATTTTTGTCTGATAGGCATATTGTGAAGTTTTGCAACGGACCGATACACAATCGAACCGATGGTGAATACCAAGTAGTTTACGAGCAAGATGAAACCGGGAATCTTTTTATTTGCCATGCCAACATATACGACAGACCATCGTTTTTGCCACTTTTTGAATGGGCGGATCAATATTCATATATAATTAAACAGGCGCGGTCTTTCATATGAAAGTAAATTGGACCAAAACAACCGAAAAATACAAAGGCAGATCATGCGTCGGCGGTATCGACCTGTCATCAGTATCAGACCTGACTTGTTGGGTGATGGCGTTCCCCGATAAAGACGAACCGAAAAAGATAGACATCCTGATGCGTGCATGGTGTCCGGAGGCAAGGTTATTTGATACGAAAAACAAATATCGAGATCAGTATCAAGGCTGGAAAGCGCAAGGATTTCTTGAAACGACCGAGGGGAACGCCATAGATTATGATTTTGTGAGACATCAGATCGTAGCGGATGCAAAAGTATTCAATATTTGGGGCATAGCAATAGACATAATGTTCGAGGCTCATGATTT